GACACCGTAGCTGCTAAGGCTTTGTTACACAAAGTCCCTGAATTGGGGCGTTGGGACGATATCTTTATCTTTGATACCAAAGAGATGAAGGAAGCTGCTTACACTATGCTGGGCGATGCATTGCGCGCCAAGAATGGTTTGGCTGCAAAGTGGACACCTCGTCAAGGTCCAATCGCTGTTGAAGTTCGTAAGTTCTTCGGCATGTCGCCTAAGTTTTACCGTAAGTCTTTGGTTGAAATGACCAAAGTTGTTGAAACTCAAATGTGTGCTAAGGAATGGGACACCATCAACTTCTCACACGTACCATCAGTTGCATCAGCACGATACAAGAAAGCATTCAACCGTAACACACCAGAATATGGTAAGTATGTTGCTGAGTTGATGAAGGATCCAAAAGATCGCACCGTTGAAGTAAAAGTCAACGCTGGCGCTGTGTATCCATACGATGTGTTGAAGGGTCGTATCAACTCCTACGGAGTGAAGTTTGACAAGACTGAATTGGACTTGATCCAAAAGCAATGGGAAGCACTGCCAAACTACGTTGGCGATGGAAACATCCTACCTCTGGTGGACGTTTCTGGTTCTATGTCAACCCCAGCTGGTGGACACGGTTCAAACAGCAAGTTGTCATGTATGGAAGTTGCAGTCTCTTTGGGATTGTATCTTGCAGACAAGAACACTGGTAAGTTCAAGGATACATTCTTGACCTTCTCATCTAACCCTGAGTTGTTGCATCTGAAAGGTAACATAAACCAAAAGATTGATCAAATGATCAAGTCTACCTGGCAAATGAGCACCGACTTGAACAAGGCATTTGCAAAAATTCTTGCTACCGCAGTAGGTGCCGGTGTTCCACAGAATGAAATGCCAGAAATGGTATTGATTCTGTCAGATATGCAGTTCAATCAATGTGTGAACCACGATGATTCTGCTATCCAAATGATCGCACGAAAGTACGAAGCCGCAGGATACACCTTGCCAAAGGTTGTGTTCTGGAACTTGAATGCTTCATATGGCAACTCGCCTGTGAAGTTTGACAAGTCTGGCACCGCACTTGTGTCTGGTTTCTCTCCAGCAGTTGTCAAGCCATTGCTTGCAGGTGATTTGGAAGACTTTACACCAGAGTCCGTGATGTTGAAAACCATCATGAGTGACCGATACGCAGTATTGTAATAAATATTGCGGGAGACTCAAACGAGTCTCCATTTTGAAATACATTGCTGAAGTTGGTTCAGTTAGGCAGGCCGCATCCAATAGGCTATGTCCGTTAGTGTATTTCAAAATGACTGGCGTTCTTCTAATGGAAAAGAAAATGCTCTTCTAAAGCACTAATAGAGGTTCGATTCCTCTACGCCGGACCAAATCAAACTACAAACTTGACGTACAAATAGTCAGTTTCGTCACCAATGATGGTTACTCTACCATCAGCCAATTCTGCACCAGCCTCAGACACTTCGGTCACAACTTCGGCCGCTTTGAATTGTCCTTGCTTGTCCTGGGTCAGTTTATACACACCTGAGCCATTTGACTGGATTTGTTGCACCAAATCTTGCTCAAATTCATTGAAGAATCCTTCGGTTGTTGTTTCTGAAAATGCGAAATCGTTTACGGACATAGTTTCTCCTGTTATTATTACCAGTTTTGTTGTATTTATGATTTACATAAATACAAACATGAAGAGTGTAATATTTTTTCTATTTATGTGTATGGTCATTCCGACACATGCACAATTAGCTTTCCAGTTCAAGTCTCCAGCTTTTACTGGTATCGGCTATTCCTCTCACGTTCAGACTATAGAAAATACTGAGCGAACGCGCCGAGACGCTGCGGATGCAGCAAAACTGCAGGTCGCAAAAGACGCTGCGGCCGAGGCTAAGAATACGAATCTCCAGAAATTCCTGAATAACTTTGAAAGCCGAGTATATGCTCAACTTTCTTCTCAGCTAGTAAATAATCTTTTCGGCGAAAATCCGCAGGATTCTGGGCAAGTCACCGTGGGTGACAACACAATAAAATATTTCAAAACTGATAGTGACATAAATTTGATGGTAACCTCTTCGGACGGTTCTGTGACTGAGATTATAATTCCAGTTGGCCAATTCAAATTCTAATGACACTTATAAAAATTATATTAGCAGCTTTTATGGTGCTTGCATTGACTGGCTGCGCATCATGGCCAATTCAGTTTGAGGCCAAAGAAGCCGAGCAAGTGGCACCAACTAAATTCAAGGTTCCGTTTCCTGAGCCTGAGTCAGGACAGCCAATCGTTGTTGCTGTGTATGCATTCACTGATAAGACGGGACAGAGAAAGGACAGTGCAACGATTGCTAAACTTTCTTCCGCAGTAACACAGGGTGCTGAGTCTTTATTATTGAAAGCATTATCTGATGTTGGTGATGGCAAATGGTTTAGAATTGTTGAGCGTGTTGGTTTGGACAACTTATTGAAAGAACGCCAACTGATTCGTAGTGCAAGAGATGAAGCTAGGGAACCAAACATACTTCGTCCTATATTGTATGCAGGTATGATTATTGAAGGATCAATTGTTTCGTATGATACAAACAAACGAACAGGTGGTTTCGGCGTAAGATATCTTGGCATCGGACCAATGACACAGTATCAAGAAGATATGGTTACAGTCTCACTTAGAGCGGTAAACGTACAAACAGGTGAAGTCATATTGACAGTCAATACACAGAAAACAATTCTGAGTGTTGCAACGTCATTATCGACATTCAAATTTTATGACCAAGGAAGAACCTCTTTTGAGGCCGAGATAGGTAGCACATCCACTGAACCTGGAATATATGCAGTAAAAGCAGCAATAGATTTGGCTGTTGAAGAACTGGTATATCAGGGACAGCGAAAAGGACTTTGGCAATTCAAACAACTACAATTAGGAGAATAAATCCAATGAAAAAGACAATACTTTTAGGTATCATGTCTTTATTATTCGTCACCAACATTTTTGCACAATCAAGTGGTGACAATTCGGTGTATATTGATCAGACGAATGCGGACAATTCTACAGTCAGCATTACACAAACAGGCTCAGGAAACAAAGTTGGTGATCGGAGCGATCTTGTTACGCCAGCATTCATCATAGACGGAAACGCTATGAACTTAACTATTGTTCAGGACGGAATGAACAACAGTATAGTCGGCAATTTTATTGGCGGTGACTCAATTGCAAACATCACACAAACTGGAAGCACAAACAGCACGACAATGACAATGGGCAACTTTGGCACAAACGCAGGAACAATGAATCTCACATTGACTGGTGATAACAACACCACAAATTGGACATTCGGTTCAACTGCAAATGCTGGAAACTATCAATACAATTTGCTTGCTGTTGGTAACAGTAACGCAATCACCAGCACGATCAACAGTAAGTATGTTGAAAACAACATAACAATTACTGGCGATTCAAACACATATACGACAACGCAATCTGGTGCAAACGGCACATCTCTGATCGCAGGTCATAAGATAACCAGTACAATCATTGGCTCACAAAATGTGGTTTCAATCACTCAGAATGGAACAACAACTCCTAACATAGTGACGCTAAATGTTACAGGTTCTGGTACTACTCATACTATTATTCAGCACTAATTCTTACGCATCAATCGGCAAAGTTACTGAGGAGAAAGGTAGCGCAGAAATTGTCCGTAGCAAATCAAAAGTAGACGCCAAGATGAATGTTGGCGTTGAAGCTATGGACAGTATTCAAACTGCTAGAGGTGTAATAGGAATTACGTTTGAAGACGACACTAAAGTCCGTGTGACTGAACACTCACGTTTGGTCATAGATGATTTTGTGTATGATCCAAAATCGAAAGGCGCAGGCAAACTTGCTATGCGTGTGGCTTTGGGCACTGTTCGCTATGCTTCGGGTGGCATAGCGAAAGATAATAATAAAAATGTCAATATAAAAACACCAACTGCAACTGTTGCTGTGCGCGGCACAGCATTCACTATGACCGTGGACGAAATTGGTCAATCTATGGTAATTCTTTTACCCAACGCTGATGGTTCTATAGGTGAGATTGAGGTAAGTAGCGCGATGGGATCGGTTGTACTCACGCAAGCATTTCAGGCAACACATGTTTCCATGTCTGAGGTAAAACCCATGAAACCTGTGTTGCTGAAGTTGACCGAGTCTGCGATAGATAATATGTTGATTGTGAGTCCACCAAAAGAAGTTATTCGGCAGATGTTGGAAGATAATTTGACAGCAAATGATCCTTTGGCATTTGTTGAGCTTGATCGTAATGCACTTGATGTTCCTGTTTGGAAAGATGATTTATCGTTCAATGAATTGAACATCAATGCACTAGATGCAGATTATTTGACTAATGAATTGGACTTTTTATTGATGAATACTTTCAAAGTAGGCTTCAATGCTGCAACACAAGTGTATGTCATTGACAAAGGTGATAAATGGCAGATTGATAGGCAGATAACTCAAGCTGCAACGATACTAATAAATAAAGAACGTGGTTATGAAATCATCCTGATACAAGATCGTTCCACAGTTACGGTCAAAAATCAAGACGATGTGACCAACAGGATTTATATAAAACAGGTTTCAAAATGAAGAGATTACTATCGCCATGGCTAGCCATCATAACACTCATATTGTTGATTGGTGTTAGAATTGCTGATCCTTCATTTGTTGAATCCACAAGGTTGCGTTATTTTGACCAACTTATAACATCAAAAGAGAGCACAGAGTCCGAACAAGTCGCTGTGGTAAACATAGATGACGAAACTATTCGGAAGCAAGGACAGTTCCCGTTCCCTCGCGGACAATATGCATCCATTGTCGCTGATCTTTATAGGCGTGGTGCTGGGTTGGTTGTTCTTAATATCTTCATGCCTGATCGTGATAGGTTTGGTGAAGACAATAAATTACTTCCTGTTCTAAAAGAATATCCTGTTGTATTTCCACATACAGCAATCGATGACGCAACGGTAAAGAACAATGCATTTAGACCTGGCGTTTCAATCATCGGTGAAGGTGATCCCGGAATCAAGTATGATTCCATTTTATCTAACGTAAAGGTTATCAATGAAAACGCTGCTGGTATTGGTATTGTCAACACTATTCCTGAACTTGACGGCGTTGTCCGAAGAGTCCCAATGCTCATCAACATCGGTGGGCAATTATATCCAAGTATCTCACTTGAAACCCTGCGAGTCGCAGCAGGTGACCCTTCCTTTCAAGTCAAGATCAACAACGGAGCAATTGAAGCTGTTAGAATTCCACAGTTTGGAAAAATCACAACAGACAGTTACAGTAGAGTCTGGGTGGATTGGTCATCCCGAGCGCCCGAATATTCCTTGGCTAATTTGCCAAAAGACTTCGGTGGTAAAATTGTCATTGTTGGACTATCCGCCAGAGGACTCAACAATCCAGTCGCAACAGCAAGAGGTGAAGTCTACCCACACCACTTGCAAGCCTCTGTCCTCGACACGGTAGCAAGCGGAACAAACATATCACGACCAGACTGGGCAACTGGTGCAGAATTGATTTCAATCGTGTTGGTGTGTTTGATTACACTAGCACTCACTAGGTTCACACATGGATACATATTCGCAATCTTATTCGCCGGTGCAGCATACTACACAAGCCATGAACTATTTTTACGATCAGGCTATTTGGTTGATGCTGTGTGGCCGATACTTACCGTTACCCTTGTCTCTTTCCACGGCTACGTTGTCAAATTCTTGGTTGAACTACGCCAAAAATTACAAATCAAAAAGCAATTCGGAACCTACCTTTCACCAGCTTTGGTTGAAAAGCTCCAACGAAATCCTGAACTACTACAACTTGGTGGCGAATCAAGAGAACTTTCAATAATGTTCACCGATGTGCGAGGATTCACTGCGATATCCGAGCACTACGGTAAAGACGTTCAAGGATTGACAAAGATCATGAACCGTTACATGACGGCTATGACGAAACAAATTATAGAGAACAATGGCACACTTGATAAGTATATTGGTGATGCTCAAATGGCGTTTTGGAACGCACCAGTTGATGAACCGAATCACGCTAAGATGGCGGTGAAGACGGCACTAGAAATGATGGATAGTTTAGATGCATTCAATAAAGAAGTTGTCGCTGAAGGTGTTCCAGCCTTTGGCATGGGTCTTGGTATCAATACTGGAGTTGTTGTTGTTGGCAACATGGGTAGTGACCAGCGTTTTGACTATACTTGTCTTGGTGATCATGTCAATCTCGCAGCTAGGCTTGAAGGTCAGTCAAAGCCTTATGGCGTGCGTATCGTTCTTGGTCCTCAAACTGCAAATCAAGTATCCGACACTTACAGTATTTTTGAATTGGATTGTATTGCGGTTAAGGGCAAGAAGGAGGGTGTCAAAATCTTCACCCTCGCAACAGAAACAGAACTCCACCGAGAATTCTTAGAGCGTTATTATGCAGGAAATTGGGACGATGCAATCAAGTCAATTTACTATTGCAAGAATGCAAGCCCAGAAATGATTCCGTACTATGATGCAATGCTTGAAAGATTACAAGAAGGTAAACCCACAAATTGGGACGGAACTTACCGAGCAACAAGCAAGTGATCAACCTTCACCAGCAGAGGCGGTCTTGGTATCATCTTGATCAATGCCTTTCGCTGATGCTGTGATCGTTTTCTTGGTATCTTTTTCCATAATTTTTTTGTTGATTTCTTCTTCGGCAATCACACGCTCATGTTCAATTGTTTTGCCGCGCAAGTGAAGAACAACATCAACCTTTTGATTCAGACGAATCAAATCATTATCTAACATACGAATACGGTCAATCAGTGCGATTAGAACCGTGTTTGCGTTACTCAATACAGGCTTGACTTCTTTGGTCGCCCATGTCCAAACAAAAAATATCATATAGCCCATGCCGCCAGCAGCTACGATTGGAAATCCATACTTATTGATCAGTTCTACTGGATCCATCTTTTACGACCTTTCGGAGAATGATTCTACCATCAAAGCTAACATGTACAATAAACTGATCGCCGCTTGCAACCTGCAAACTTTTTGCAGTAAGCTCTTTGTCCATCAGGATTGATCCGTCAGGTAGTGTTTCAAAAAAGTAATCTGCGAATAACATTAGTCTCTCCTTGCATCATTTTTACCATCTGCTCTAGCAATTCTATTTACGTCTGGCTTTAGACCAAGCGCATTTGACACAACGGTATCAATACGGATAACATCATGGTTCATAGTTTTTACTCGGTTATCAAGGGCTGTAATTATACCAGCCAAACCCTGTACAGAACCCATAACTCCTGCTAGAATAAACTTTAACGTTAGAAAAATAAAGTATCCTCCAGCAAGCGCGGCGGCGATAGGAAATCCTAGCTCTGCAACTAATCTAAAAAAATCCATGTCCGTTCCTTTGTGTCATTTTTACCTATTTATCGGTAACAATACTTGACTAAAAATTGTGAGAACTAAAGTTGTATATTGACATTCCACCACATCCTGGTATAATAGAGCCATAGATTGATAGAAAAGGACTGAAAAATGGCTTACATGAACCAAGAACGCAAGGCTAAAATCAAAGCAAATATGGATTTGGCATTGAAAGGCAGTGGCGTAAAGTACACCCTAAAATGCTCCAACTTGTCCATTACTTGTACCATCAAGTCCGCTCCTGTTGATTTTATTGCAAACTCCAACGAGACTTGCGGTAAAGACTTCTATCAAGTTGCAAGGGGTTTCAAACCAAATACATATGGATATGATCAAGTGAATCCATATTGGTTCAAAGATCATTATTCTGGCAAGGCTCTGGAACTAATGTCTAAAATTGTAAAAGCTATGTATTCCGCTGACTATTACGATAATTCGGATTCTCAGTCAGATTATTTTGATACTGCATACTATGCTCATATCAATATCGGTACTTACGATAAGCCTTTTGTTGTCTCATAATATAATAATGAATTGGACTGATTATGCCTCAGGGCGTTTATATTTTACTTACTAGCGATGGAGCACGAGTTGCTTCATCGGACGATTATGATTCGCTATTTGATGGTTTTATGCCTGACATGCGCAAATATATTCATCGCGATAATTTTGTTTCCTGTTTTGGCAACTCGGTTGTAATGGCTGAGCGTGAAGCTCTGGCTGTTGCCAGAAACGTTGCAAAAGCGTATAATGAAATGCCCGATGGTATCCGTGTTCTTACTGATTATCGTTTTTATACATTTGAGGATTTGAAAAATGGCTCGGCTTCCAAAAATTGAAGAACCTAAATTTGTTGGTCCAATGTCTAAGTTGGACATGGTGAATGCGCTAAATTGGTATCACCAAAATTTTGAAAATAAAGATGCTCAACGTTTTGTTGAGGAATATATCAAGCGCCACAAACTGACTGGTCGCCTTGATACATCAAAAAGCTATCTGACTATGGGTTGGTTGTGCCGTCTTGCAACTAACGGCAATGATGTTGGTGAGTCGGGAAATAAAACACTGCGAGTAAATCTTCCGCAGATTCTTACCATAGAAAAAGTGGTCGTCATTGATTCTGTTGCACCTGCGACACCCACATTTTCAATCCAGGATCGCCTGCGGGAGAAAGTTGCTGAGATTGCTGGCGAACTTGACGGTGCGGTGGATGAATATATTGTAAGCGGTTATAAGACACAAAAATCACCACTGGCTGTAATGAGAGACACAGCTAAGGGTGTTCATGCACATCGTTTGGTTGAGATATTCCGAAAGCGCCGGATTGAATTTGATAGTGTATTGACCAGCACAGACAGTCAAGTCAAAGAAGGTTATTCCAACTTCACAAAACCACAACTTAAAAAAGTGATCGCATACTATGATCAAATTATCATGGATGCATTGAAGATTGCTGGTGAAGCTAAAGAGAGCCGTAAGCCTCGCGCACGTAAGAAGAAAAGTGCGGATCAGTTGGTTTCCAAAATGCAGTATCTTGATAAATTTGATGAACTCAAATTGGAATCTATTCCTGCAAAACAAGTCATCGGTTCAACACAGTTGTGGGTATACAACACAAAGAATAAAAAACTTGGTGTTTACCACGCCGAAGATGCCGGTGGTTTTGGTGTGAATGGCTCAACACTTACCAACTTCAATGAAGGTAAATCTGTGGCACGAACTCTAAGAAAACCAAAAGATGTATTGACAAATGTGATGAAATCTGGTAAGATAGCATTGCGAAACATTCTTCCAGCACTCACTACTGCTGAGACTCCACTAACAGGTCGTATCAATAAAGATACGATCCTACTCAAGGTATTATAATGCTCATTTTTGATTTCAACCAGGTGATTATCGCCAACTTGATGGAACAGATTGGTTCCTCAAAGACTGCTGTAGAAGAGTCACTTGTGCGTCACATGGTATTGAATACCATCCGTGCTAACGTCCGAAAGTTTCGTGAATATGGCGAAGTTGTTATTGCATGTGATAACAAGCGATACTGGCGCCGTGATTACTTCCCACTATACAAAGCTAACCGCAAGAAAAATCGTGATTCATCTGGTCATGATTGGCCTGCCATTTTTGAGTGCATGAAAAATGTACGTGAAGAATTGAAACAACATGCGCCATACCGTGTGCTTGATGTTGATGGTGCCGAAGCTGATGACGTTATCGGTGTACTCACACAGAAAATGGCACAGACTGAAAAAGTCTTGATTCTATCAAGTGACAAAGATTTTGTCCAGCTTCAAACTAATCCAAACGTCAAACAGTATTCACCCACAATGAAGAAATTCATTACTACAACTGATGCCGCCAGCCAGTTGACAGAATTGATCATTCGTGGCGATAGTGGCGACGGCATTCCCAATGTCATGTCGGCCGACAACTGCCTCGCTGATGGCATTCGCCAAAAAGCTATCACTGAGAAAGTCATGAATGATGTTATTGAAAAAGCACGTGGCACTATGCCGGAGTCTTTGGCACGAAACTGGCACCGAAATCAAACACTGATTGACTTGTCTTTTATTCCAGAAAATATTCAAAATTCTATTTTGACTACATATAGTGATACAAAGCCTGCTACTCGGCAGCAATTTATGAATTACATGATCGCAAATAGACTCAAGAATTTACTTGAGATAATTGATGAATTTTAAGGAAAATATGAAATCCAATTTAATGTACCATGAGGTAATTGAACTCTTTGAGAAACAAGAGAATAAGGCCTCGCGCATTGCAGTTTTACAGAAACATGCCGACAAGAATTTTGTTGGCTTTTTGTGCATTGCGCTTGATCCGAATGTGTCATTTGATGTTGATATTCCTGAGTATCGCCCATCGGTTGATCCTGCAGGACTAAACATTCTGTATTTGCATAATGAGGTGTCAAGACTTTACCGTTTCATTAAGGATCATCCTCGCCGGGCACTCGGCCTAAGCTCAGAAAAACAAAAAAGTTTGTTGATTTCTTTGTTGGAAGCCCTCCATAAAGATGAGGCTGATCTCCTGGTTCGTTGTATCAAAAAAGATTTGCGTGTTCCGTTTCTAACTGCAAAGTTGGTCAAGGAAGCGTTTCCTGGTGTTGAGATTGGAGATTAAATGTCCGACGGAGGAAAAGGCAGTAAGCCAAGACCGTATAGCGTTTCTCAGGCGGAATATGATAGTCGCTGGGACGCTATTTTTTGTAGAGATTTGAAAGATGATGAATCTCCAGATTCTAAACAATCAGAGAAAACCGATGCAGAGAAACATGAAACGAAAACTTGAACCAATAGGTAGCGACTTGCTATTCAGTGTTCAAGACAGGATAGAAAATGAATTTTTGGACAATCACATTCATTTTCTATCTGGTGATATTGAGGAAAACAATATCCTCAATGCAATCCAGTGGATCATCTATCAGAATGGAACAACATCACCAGAAACTGTTCTGAGGTTGTACGTAAATTCTATCGGCGGTGATTTGTATCAAGCCCTGGCACTGATTGACGTTATGAGGCTGAGTCCAAATCCAATTCAAACAATCGGAATCGGCGCTATCATGTCCGCTGGATTCCTTATCTTTGCATCCGGCACAAAGGGTCAAAGATACATCACTAAAAATTGTGGTATCATGTGTCACCAATACTCAGACACATATGAGGGTAAACATCACGATTTGAAATCATTCACAAAAGAAGCTGAGTTGACCAACAAGCGAATGCTAAACATTTTGCAGGATGCGTCCGATCTTTCAGCCCGTGAAGTAAAAACCAAACTGTTATCGCCAAGTGACGTTTGGATGAGTGCAGATGAATTGGTAAAATTACAAATTGCGGATCACATTCTCTAATGGAGGTTAACTAAAACAAGATATGATCGGTGCTATCAAAGTAGAACGTGTTGCAAAAACTAAATTTCGTAAACATAATGAGAGTAATCGGGAACAGCAACAGCCCAACAAACAAAAACACCATGATCGGTCATTCTACCGATTGATGAAAGAGGATGATGAAGATGTCTATTCGCCAAGAAATACAAAGACAGATCGTTGAAATCGAATCCAGGATATCACATGACAAAGGTGATGTTGTGGAACTCAAAAAACTGCTGGAACGCCTAAGGATGCAGGATTTTGAGGAAGATATCCGCGAGACTGACAACCGACAATTTTTGCGTGACTGAGTTGTAAAAATACAACAAGTTACTTGACAGGAACGTTCATTGTGTTATAATAAACACTTATGAACATTCCTGCAATAAATTCTCAAGTCGTTGTCACCGTCCGTTATCGTGACATTTATTATTTTGCCGAAAAGCCATATAAGTTGGTAACACTTACTGGCAAAGTGGTAAAAAGTCAAAAGTGGGTCAAAGCGGATTCATTCTCACTTGAAACTACAGACAAAGAATATCCTGTCAAGATTATTCCTGTGTCCTGGGTTACTGATATAAAGATTATCAGTGGTAAAGTGGATACCGTCAATGTTTATAATGTTGTTGGTAGTAAAGGCGACAAATACGCCGTAACAAAAAGCGCGAATCAATATTCATGCACATGTGTCGGCTTCAAATTTGCCGCAAAGTGTAAGCATATTCAATCTATAAAGGATAAATTATGAACGATTGGGATAAAGATAATTTGAATTTTCTGATGACTATTTCACCGGAATTACTCAAAGATTTTTTACAAGTTATGAATGGCGATGATGTTGCATATGCAATGGAATTGCTCCGAACGGCGAAAGCTGAGATTTTGGTAGAGTCTATGGAATATGAAGAATCATATAATCAACATGATGAAGAATTTCCAGAAGCTAGTGCGGTATTGAATAAGTTTAAATTAAAAGGTTAATTATGAATCAGTTTTCTTTTATGGTGGATTATCTTGATGATTGTATGTCCAAGAAGTGGCGCAATATGCTCAATGAGGATGAACAGTTGGAAAATGAATCACTTGCATTCGTTGAGTCTATTATGTTGAATGGTTATAATATCACGGATGTTCGTGAATATAAAACTGTCACTAAAAAAGTTACTGAATTGGTGCGATAATGGCTGAATTTTTCTTTTATCTTGATGCGTGGAAGTTTTGTGTTGACAATTCACTTCCGATAGAATATATAAGTCGTAAAGATTGGAAAATCTGGCAAGTTGAATATGATAATGGAGATTGATTATGGCATATATTGAAATTGATGTTGAACTAAATGATTTCTCGGATGATGACATTCGTGAAGAAGCAATTGGTCGTGGGTTATTCAATTCTGATTATGGTATCAATCAGTTGATCACCACATTATATGAAAAGCGAAGATTAGGTAAAGATTATCAAGCTGAATTGAACAAAATAATTTACGAAACTATTGGTAAAATCATATGATGATATTCACTCACCAAAAGAGTAAAAAGAAAAATCCAACTCAAAAACAAAAAGCAGAATATCAGGCTTGGCTCGATTCCGTAAATAATATGTCCGGATTATCTGGGCGTAAATATGGTACAACAAAAGTAGTAAAAAGTACTACAGTTGAGCCTCTGACAACACCAGCCGGACGTGTAACACCAAAGTATCCATCTTTAGTTACTCCTGGTGGTGCCTGCACGAAACCCGTCCATGGCAAGGTCTACACTGGTACTGCTATGAAAGGCATCGGAACCTTACATAAAAGCAATGCTGTGCCTATATTTTCAGATCAAGATGCGAAGGACCAGGCGCTTATGCGCCGATAGATGAGTGGTTAGCATGCCCTAGCCGTAAAACCCTCTCCAAAGCCGTTCCATAGGGTGTTGTATTTTAGCAACTTATCAAAAAATTGTTGACTTTTGCCAAAAACCTGGTATAATAGAGTCTGTTCTGTTGATAAAGAGGTTGATTATGAAATTGCTCTCCACTGGTAATCCTAAAGTACTCAAAGGTATGGCACAGGGTTTTAATACTTATATCTTACACTTGGCTCCAGCTAATGTGTCTGGCTATGAGACCTGCCCAAAGCGCACCGTCGGATGTACCGATGCATGTTTGAATCTCGCTGGTCGCGGCGGTATGTTCAAGCGTGGTGAATCAACTAACGTTATCCAAGAGGCGCGGAAACGTAAAACCCGTATGTTCTTTGAGAACCGTACCGAGTTTATGACACTTCTGGTCAAAGATATGGAATTGGCTATCAAGCAAAGTGCCCGCCTGGGTTTGACACCTGTGTTCCGCTTGAATGGTACTTCCGACTTGTCGTTTGAGAAATATGAGGTGGTTCGTAACGGTCAATTGTTCCGTAACGTTTTTGCCGCTTTTCCTGAAGTCCAATTTTACGATTACACCAAAATCTTGGGTCGTAAAGTCAAAGATATTACCAACTACCAATTGACATTCTCCGCCGCTGACGGTAACGATATGGACGTTATTCGTGCAATGGCTGAAGGCTTGAATGTTGCTGTTGTTTTTGGTATTAAGAAAACCTTGCCAATGCCTGAACAATACTTGGGTCGCCCAGTGTTCAATGGTGATGAATCCGATTTGCGTTTCCTTGATCCACGTGGTGTTGTCGTTGGACTCTACGCTAAAGGTAAAGCAAAAAAGGATACCAGCGGTTTCGTTAAGTATCCTACCATCATGTTGCAAGCCGCATGATTACCTTGACAAGTCTACCAACTTGTGCTATACTTATTCCATCTTATTATGAAAGTGTTTTATGACTAAACGTATCCGCCTAAGTGCCTGGGAAAAAGTTTTTGTTACTCTAATGTCTGGTGAACCTGTCACCAAAGACTATTTCAATTCAACATTGGGAAAATTGTCCTATAAGATTTCATCTTATGTTCTTGAAATTAAAATTCAAAGCAAAGCTATCATTCGCGTCAAAAAAGATGGTCGCAAGGTTGTATCCTATCAGTTGGTGAATCCTGCTGAGGTCATGCAATACTGGACGGATCGTGGCATTACACCGGATCAAATTACATCCCTGAAAGATTTGGATGCTGAACCTGTTGTTGTTGAGGACTATTCCATTGAATCGGAGACTGCGTAATTATGGAGTATTGAATGTGGAGACTATGGGCTAAAGCTCTTGGCGAAAAAGCCGGTAACACAGATACAGAATCTGATAAAATTGCTTGCATTCGCACGGCAATTGTGTTATGCTACATCATCACAAACTTTTTTATTGTTGCTGGCGTAATTCGCCACTGGAATAACTAATGAATATTTTTTACCTACACCACGATGTGGTCAAATGTGCGGAAATGCACAATGACAAACACACCGTAAAAATGATTCTCGAATATGCTCAACTACTTTCTACTGCCCACCGTGTGCTTGATGGTGATATTGTTATTGGTAAGTCTAAGACGGGTAGAAAACAAACTCGATATGTTTTACCCAGCGATGATTCTATCCTATATTCTGCCACTCATATCAATCATCCCTCATCGGTATGGGTAAGACAATCTGACAAAAATTATGATTGGCTATTCGGTTTGTTTCAAGCATTGATGACTGAATACACACATCGGTATGGCAAAACACATGCAACTTCCCGTTTAGAAATGCATCTTGCTAAACTGCCTAAAAATATTCCACAGAAACCATTCACTGAGCCAACACCAGCAATGCCTGATGATGTAAAAGTGCCTGGTGATTCTATTGCGTCTTATCGCCGATACTACATACAGAATAAGCCACATTTGGCCAACTGGAAAAAACGTCCGGTCCCAGAATGGTATTTGACTATATAAACATATAAGATGCCTACATATAATTTCTTAGACACTGACAGTGGTGAAGAATTTGAAAAGTTCATGAAAATATCTGAACGTGAAGAATTCCTAAAAGCCAATCCCGAGATTCAACCTGTGTTGACTGCGCCCGCAATCGTGTCGGGCGTATCAACCTCCACCCAGAACCGTGTACCAGACGGTTTCAAAGAAGTCCTATCTAAAGTTGCCGAAGCACATCCAGCAAGTTCGGTGGCGGACAGATACGGAAAAAAATCCATAAAACAAGCCAGAAGCGATCAGGTTGTAAAGAAGCATGTGGAGAAAGTGACTGGCGTAAAACAATAAGGGTATCAATGGCAAGCAAGAAACCAGCAAACACCAAAATCAACCTTGAAGAAACTGTGCCACGCACAACAAATTCACTCAAGGTGAGAATTGATGATCTAAAAACATTTGATCCATTAACAGATAATCAAAAATTATTTTTTGATGCCTATAAAAGAGGTGACTACTTTGTGGCCCTGCATGGTGTTGCAGGAACTGGAAAAACATTTTGCGCAGTATATAAAGCACTTGAAGAGGTCTTGGATAAGAGTAATCCATTCAAGAAAATCATCATTGTGCGTTCCGCTGTACAAGGTCGTGAGATAGGTCACTTGCCAGGTGACGTTACGGAAAAGATGGAAATCTATTCACAGCCGTATGTACAAATTTGTGATACACTGTTCGGAAGAAAAGACGCATATCAGCGCCTTGAAGAACAAGGATATATCGATTTCATTTCAACGTCATTTATTCGCGGCATGAGTTTTGATGATGCAATCATCATTGTGGACGAAATGCAAAACTTGACATTTGAAGAAATTGACACAGTTATGACCCGTGTTGGTTATCGCTCAAAGATTATTTGGTGTGGTGACTATCGCCAAACTGATCTAAACAAAAAGAAAAATGACATGAGTGGTATCTTGAAATTTTTTGACATTGCTGTACGTATGTCAGCATTCACTAAGATAGAATTTACACCTGAGGACATTGTTAGAAGTTCTCTTGTGAAAGATTATATTCTCGCTAAACTTGATTATGAAGATGGTATTGATTGATGTTTGAATTCGTAAAACTACCTGAGTTGGATTTTGATATGACTGCTGTGACTACCGACTCAGGTAGGGTTTACGTCACACCTTCTGGATTCAAGTATGCATCCGTAACAACTGTTCTCTCCGACTACAATAAGAAAGCATTCTTTGAGTGGAGAGAACGTGTTGGTGCAGAGGAAGCTAATCGCGTTTCTCGCCTCGCATCAAGTCGTGGCACAAAACTGCATACTGTGTGTGAAAAATATTTGTTGAACGAAATGACTAGCATGAAACTTGCTAGTATGCTTCCAACGACAAAAGAGTTGTTTTACAAGATAAAGCCACACATTGATACCAGAATGGGTAAAATCTATGCGCTGGAGCAAGCTCTCTACTCTGACAATCTGAAACTTGCTGGGCGTGTTGACTGTATCGCTGAGTGGGATGGAGTGTTATCCATCATTGATTTCAAATCGTCAACCAAACAAAAAGACAAGAATAACATTGGTAATTATTTCATGCAGTGTACCGCATACGCGAGAATGTTCACTGAGTTGACTGATAAGCCATTGGATCAGATTGTTGTTTTGGTTGGCACCGAAGAGGGTCCTGGTCAAATCTTCATTGAAAGTGCAGATAAATACCATACTGAACTACAAAAATATGTTGACAAGCATTACCGAAAAGTTGGTTGACATTTCGTAATTGTAGTGTTATACTACATGCTATGGTTGTATGAGGAACATGTAGGTGTTGGTATTGAGCAGATTGTTATCATCATGGCGGTGGAAAATGAGGAACCCCTGGTATTTGTTGAGAAGACCGAAGATCATATAAATACACTGATAGAACACATTTCTTTTTATAGAAACAATAGATAAGTGTTCAGCAAAATTCACCAACACAGCAGTGTTGTTGGACACAACTATTTTGTTCATATAAATACAGTAATACAAAAATAAATATGATTTTGGAGAAAACACTATGCCTTCTGATTTCCTCAAGGCCCGATTAGCCGCTTTGAAAGGATAAGCCATGCCATTACCATCATCCGGTTCGATTTCGCTCTCTCAGGTCAACGTCGAGTTGGGCTTATCAGCCACGGCGACGATCACTATGAACGATGCCGCAGTCCGCACGTTGTTTGGCGCTGCCCGTGAGGTTGTTGCCTTGAAACAAAGACTGGGGGTCTGAAATGCCATTTCTTCAATCATCTGGGGCTATATCCATCAACGACATTCGCACAATGTTTGGGGGCGGGACTCCAGCCCCGATTACCAACTATTATCGCGCCGGGGCATTCATTCCGGCAACGGGGACGAGTGTTAGGGAGCCAGCAACTGGGTCAAGTCACGGCGGCTATGTGAGCAACCTTGAGTGGCGCGAAGTATCTCCATCGGGGGTTTCAGTTTACTGGTATAGCTCCTCCGCTGTCGCGACTACCACCGTAGGCGCCACTTCTGTTACTGTCGGAAATACTACTTACTATCGAGCCGAATATGTCCTCGGAACATCTAGCTACGGTATAACTACTACCTCATACAGGGTCTACCGGATAGTAATCCCGCAAATCAACACAGGAATCCCAAGCAGCGGCGCGATTTCCCTATCTCAGTTTTATGGAGCCGAAAAACCATGAGTACGCCAGAACTTCGCTTTCAGGTCAGCCGAGTCGAGCCTGCTGGGGCCAACATTCAGGTTCATTGGTTATTTGCGCTTTCCGACGGCCAACGCGCCTCGATTGGGGCTGGAATTACTGACTTGCCGTGCTCCTTGGCCGAACTAACCCAAGACGGCATGATCCAAGCCGCAATCGAATCCGCTGGTGGCGCGGCTTGGTGTGATATGGTGCGTGCGATTCACGGAGGTGATATGCGACCAATTCGTGAACTGCAAATGCTAGACGACTGGCTTGCAGCTTTTCAGTTCTTTAGGGTCAAGGCCGGGTTGCAGGCAATTAGCAGTGAACAAGCGGTGCAAGAACTCAAGGATGGGTTTGCTGCGCTGCGTGTCGGTTACAAATGCTCGGTCTTTAACATTACGGCGGGCGCGAATTGGGCACACCTGTTTTCTTTTGTTCTAGGTGAATCCCTATACTTGGTTAAGGTGCGTGATTCCGAGGTTGTTGAGTGGTATGAGCTTGAGCCAGAATTGGTGGTTGATGGTGAGTCCGTTCGTTGGGCCTCTTTTGACCTGCAAACAGGCCACCCATCTGAGTATTACTTAGTTCGGACTGGCGAGATTGAAGGCACCACAGTGCTGGAAAAATACAACCTTGCCACAAGGCAACTTACCGGCTCGACAGTTCAAAGCGACACAGGCGCAATTGCCCTTCCAGAGGACTTCGAGCAAGAATTGGTGACGCTGGGTTTTGAGTATCGTTCGACAGTATTTGGGTACTCAACAAAATCCTACGGAAGGGTCGTCGAGTATGTGTTCACTGGTAACAACTAAATGCCATACGCCTTTCTTAACCGCGACAGCACCATCAAACTAACGCAGTGCTTGTGTCTCCAGAAGGTATAGAATATGCCTGTTCTAATAGAAACCAATTCGCAAAACAACATAATTTAAACTCTGACCACCTATATGCTGTAATCCGTGGAGAAACTGCACAACATAAGGGCTGGAAACTCAAGAAAGGGGTGTCTAATGCCAAATATATTTTTTGCAAGTGACCACCACTTTCATCACCAAAACATCTCTTGCCACCTAAATAAAAAACCTCTATAATAGTAGTTATGGTTGTATGAAGCAACTAGAAAAGTGTTCTGGACGGGGGTGCAAATCCCCCCACCTCCACCAAAAGCATTTGCGTATTAGCCGAACCAGAAATGATGTATTCGGGGGAATGTAAATCGGGAAGTGCTTTTGATGGGGGTGTACTCAGCTATTCGACAGGGCAACAAGTACAGAAGTGGACAACTCACCAGAGTAGGTGTAAAAACTAAATCAAAGTAAATGCAGCTAATGATAGCCGCTTCGCTCTAGCCGCTTAAACGGTTAAGACGAATGGGGATTTGTAGATTGTTCCTTATCAACCAAACAATCTACTTTTTTGGTGTCTTGTGTAATTGCCAATATTAAATTGTCGCTTACAGCACAGACATGTCATGTAGATTTTGTGTTTGTTTAACTCGGGCTTAGTTCCTGGACGTTTATGTCCTTTGGCTCTGCTGTTACCTATCATAGACTTACTTATTTTTTGTCTGTGTTGCGGTGTTCTGATAGCTCCGGAGTTTCCTTCTCCACCATCAGTTTGATTGAGAAGTATTCCTGTGTTATTATCTTTTCTGCCGTACCATCTGATCAACCTACGTTCTATGGCGAATGCACCTAGTTCTGATAGATTAGATTCCACAAGAATTATTAAATTCTTGTCATTGGGCAATTTGAAGGAGTGTTTATTATACATCCGTAAGCCGCAACCCTTTCCTATGTAATAGGGAGTTCCATCTTCTCGGAGATAAGCATACACGTAAAAAGACTTTGAATTATTCATGCTGACATAGACCTTTATGTTAGAGTGGGTGGAGACGGCAATCTCGCGACCTACACCTTTATTTAGTAAATTTTGCAACAATTAAGAGGAGAAACAATGCGAAGTACACCAATACTTTTTAGCATTACACTTTCCGCAATGATCGTATTTTTCAGTCTGATTAATATTGATCTTCATGGCATCCTGCCATTCAAACCAAGTTATGATTCTCTAACAAAAGATGTTCAGAGACAAGTCACTTGTTTAGCGGAAAATATTTATTTTGAGGCAGCACATGAGCCACATAATGGCAAAAAAGCTGTAGCATTCGTAACAATCAACAGAGTACAATCTGGTAATTATGCAAATGATATTTGTGGTGTTGTATTCCAAAAGACTGGCGGCACATGCCAATTCTCATGGTATTGTGACTCCAAGTTTACCGACAGACGGTTGACAATCAAGTCTACTCCGTTGTATAATGAGATTAGAGAGTTGGCGATGCATGTTATCATCAACTTTGAGCGTATGGAAGATGTTACATCTGGTGCAACATACTACCATGCAGACTATGTAAGCCCTGGCTGGAAATTGGAGAAGATTGACAAAATTGGTCGTCACATCTTCTACCGAAGCAAGCGAGATAATATTGACAGAAATAAGGAGTTTATATGAGCGAGTCAACTAAAAATTTTGATTTTATTACTATGATTGTTTGTGCTGCTATTGTTGTAGTTGCATTCATTGCAGGTATCACTGTATATAACATGAATGATCGCAACAACATGGCCAAGAACATTGAAGCTGCAATTACAAAAGGAATGGATCCACTTGCAGTGAAGTGCTCTTATGAAACTCATCCTGGTGCAATTTGCATCACGTATGCCGCAGTTAGAAAATGAGCAAAAGTGTACAACAACTAATCAATGAATTGCGAAATGATGGTGGTCAAAGACCACCTATAACATATCGCCCAAGAGCGAAACGCATTAGAAAAAAGCGTCATTTCAATGGCTGGACTTGGGATTCACTGGAAACACCTTCAAATATTATGAGCAGCGAAAAAATCTTTATCGGAGCCAGCGACTACGGCGATTATCTCTACTCCCAACTTCTGGTTGCGCGTGGTGAAAAGAACAAGTCAACATTCAACCGCGACTTGAAATTGCACGGCAATCGTAGCAAGTGGACGGAGTTTATTGAATCTGAGTTTGACGGCGATCACATCATTGAGTTGTCTGAGACTAATGGTTTAATCATAACCGATGATGAAAATTTCATTAGATATGATGTAAGCGCAAATTCCATCACGGCCCGTATGTATGGTGATGCAGATTTCAATAAAGAGATTGAAACTCTCTTGAAGCAAAACTTTGAAATCGTTACATCATATATTGAGTGGGTATATTCAAGTGATGGTAATTCAGTAAACGTTCCATTGAACACCGAGCGTTTACCTGTGCAAGAAATGTATCCATTCTTAGGTGAAGAAACACTTGCGGCATACTATGATCGTTTCTTAGCATCACAAGCAAACATTTTGTTGTTGATTGGACCACCAGGTACAGGTAAGACAACATTCATTCGTGGTCTACTTGCACACAGCAATTCATCCGCAATCGTAACATATGATGCGGCCATTCTTGAAAAAGATTATCTGTTCGCTAGATTCATTGAAGATGAAACTGGTGTTATGGTGTTGGAAGACTCTGACAACTTTTTGAAAGCACGTAGCGATGGTAACACCATGATGCACCGCTTCTTAAACGTTGGTGATGGTCTTGTGACAACAAAGGGTAAGAAGTTGATTTTCTCAACAAACTTGCCGTCCATTCGTGATGTTGATCCTGCGCTGGTTCGCCCAGGTCGTTGTTTTGACATTTTGAATTTTGCGCCATTGAATGTTGAGCAAGCATCAAAACTTGCAGACAAACTTGGCACAACATACGACAAGAAAGCAAGCGGCACTTACAGTATCGCAGAAATCTTCAACAAGCAACTTGAGAACAATACCAATCGTAAGGTTGGTAGCAAAATGGGTTTTATTTAAGGAGTATATTATGGCTGTACAACAATTTTCAATCAATCAAATTTCCAGTGAAGCTGATCGCAAGAAATTGCTAGATGCAATTCAGGAATGTTCCAACTCCATGATTCGCATCGGCGGAGAAAAAGACTTCATCAAAGAAGCTGTTTCTAAAGTGTGTGAAGACTTGAAGTTGCCTAAGCGCATCATCAATCGCATGATCAAAGTTTATCACAAACAGAACTATGATGAAGAAGTCGCAACACATGAGCAGTTTGAACAACTGTATGAAACCATCGTCAAGTAATGCCAACAAAAGACGAAATGCACAAGTTCCAACAAGAGATTGAAGCTCTTGTTGAAGTAACTAGCTATAACTACATGGAAGCAATCATCGAGTATTGCAACATGACTGGTATGGAAATTGAACTAGCGTCAACTCTAGTCAATAAGGAGCTAAAAGCAAAACTAGCCCTCGTTGCTGAAGAGTTGAATATGATACCTAAATCTTCACGACTACCCATATGATGACCGGATACGAAGCATTCTCACTTTTTCATGTATTGAAATTGCACTTTACCTCGGATAGTTACGACTATTTCAAGTACAATGGTAAGTGTAACATTTCAATTGAAACTTTTGAGCGCCGCAGAGATAAGTTTCACTTTTACAAGTTGTCTCGCAAATACAATCATGATGATTTTCGTCAGTTTGTTATTTCAGTATTGATGCACAATGAAAATGCTTGGGCTGGAACTTTGTTGGAAGATGAATCCAATGAGATTCACACGAAAAGAATGGCTACGATCCAATCACTGAGTTACACATTCAAAAATGATTGTGCTGTGATTGGTGATTCTGGTGATATCAACTCGTTACTCAAAACGACAGGTGAATATCCTGAACTGTTGACGATGGCTCTACAGAAAGTTATTTCCATTGAGACACTATGCATCCTGAATTCTTTCATGAATTTCTTGCCAATGTGGGAACGCAAAATCAGTGATGACATTCGCTGGCCCACAGTCTACAGGAAGCTGGTAAAATATGAACGCTTTATACAATTCAATCGTGAGTTGTATAAGATATATGCATTGGATGAATTGAAATGATTGAAAAAATCTACTTGGACATGGACGGAGTTCTGTGTAACTTTGAACGCAGATATTTTGAACTGTACAATGAACTGCCTGGCTCAATGCGCGACAGGAAAGACTTCAATTTGCACTGGGACGATTTCATTGTAACAAAGCAATTTGAGACACTTGACTGGTATCCCGGAGCACATGAATTGGTAGAAGCATGTCTGGCGACAGGTCTGCATATTGAGATTCTGACTTCATCTGGTGGTGTAAAAAACCACAGTGAAGTCGCTAGACAAAAAGCTGTCTGGCTAAATGATCATGGACTTGGCATGTGGAAGCCAAATGTAGTCGCAGGACGTAAGAATAAAGCTGGGTATGCAACACCAAATACCATTCTAGTGGACGATACACCTGACGTTATCCAAGCATTCAATGCAGCCGGTGGCGTTGGTATTCTTCACAAAGAGATTGGTAATACACTGATGATGCTCAAAAATCGTATTGCAGTGTGACTATATACATGATATAATGAACACTGTGGACAAAAACATACAACGTAATACAATTTATACAAGGAAAATACTATGTCTTTCGCAAATCTGAAGCGCAATCGCGCAAGCCTGGAATCTCTCACCAAGGCTATTGAATCCACCACACAAACAGCAGAAGCCGGGTCCAAAGATGACACCCGATTCTGGCAACCGACTGTAGACAAGTCCGGCAACGGCATGGCTACAATTCGTTTCTTGCCTGCTCCCGGTGTTGATGGTGAAGATGGTCTGCCATGGGTTCGCCGTTTTGATCACGGCTTTCAAGGTCCTGGCGGTTGGTTCATTGACAATTGCTTGACAACTGTTGGTGAAAAGTGCCCAGTCTGTGAGCACAATAGTGGATTGTGGAACTCTGGCGTTGAAGCGAACAAGGATATTGTTCGTAAACAAAAGCGCCGTTTGAGCTATCTCGCAAACATCTATGTGGTCTCCGATCCAGCACATCCTGAGAATGATGGAACTGTTCGTCTGTTCAAGTTCGGTAAGAAAATCTTTGATAAGATTTCTGAAGCAATGAATCCAGAATTCGCTGACGAAACACCATTGAATCCATTTGATCTCTGGGAAGGTGCAAACTTCAAGATGAAGATTCGTAACGTTGAAGGTTATCGCAACTATGACAAATCAGAATTTGCCGCACAAGGTGCGCTGTCTGATGATGAGACTAAGTTGGAAACAATCTACAACAAAGAACATTCACTGAAAGAGTTTGTTGAGAAGAAAAACTTCAAGTCGTTTGATCAATTGAAAGCTCGTCTTGATAAAGTTCTTGGTTATGAAGGTGATATCGTTCCTGCTACCCGCGCAGAGGACGTTGAGCTACCAACAGCAACTCGCGTAGCACCAGCCCGTGCACCAGCACCTGTTGCTTCAACAACTGATGATGATGACTTGGATTACTTCAAGTCGTTAGCAGAAGCTGACTAAACTCTGAGTTTGAATCCCGCCTAGTGCGGGATTTTTTACATGGCGTATTTGAAGAACAACTCTAGCGCATCTACGTTTGTTGCTGATGCGACTGGTGCAGATGGTGCTTTACCTGATACAACTGGTGCAGATGATGCATTCACTACAACATTTGGTGCTTGAGCAAAATTCATGTCGCGAGTCATTGCAGCCATTGTATTGCTTCCCTGCACTAAGTTTGGGCCCGATGATGGCGCTATTTTTTCAATCGCAGCAAAAATACTCTTTTTGTAATTTTCCACTCCAATTTCTCCAGTACCCTCCACCTTTCCTGTGGTCCAGCGATTTATTGCTTGATCTAACGGCAAATTTGCGTAACCACTACTCAACCATAAATTTCTCTGTGCTTCTATTCCTTGTTGTAGTGTTGGAAATTTGGCAAACTTTCCTTTGAGATTACCCACACCTCTTCCTGTGGTATCTAATACTCCGCCAAATTTTTCGGTCTGTTCCGAATGTAGCATCGCGCCAGGATTGTTTAGATCGTATGCTAAAGTTCCTGGGCGAAAACCTTCTCGCTCTCGCTGCTTCTGCAAAACAGTGTCTTGTTGTTCTTTTGATAAACTAGCGAAAGTTACTTTTGTTGGTGACATTGATGATGGACGTGATACCGGTGAATATCCTCCGCCATATTCACCGCCAGGAAGATTTGCCTTATCCTTAGTAACATAATCGGTGAAGCGGCTGGTCAAATTAGGATTCAGTAATTCATCTAACTTACTTTCTTTTCCTGTCAATTCACTGCCCAATTCAGAAAGTTTGTCAATTATCGCTTGTTTACCTTTATAATACTCTGGAAGTCTACCTCTCTTGGCATTACCCTCAAATGTGTTCGGTGCATTTTCGGCTTCATCTATTCTACTTTGTTGTAGGAGTAAGTCCTTCATTTTTATATCTATTTGTTCACGCAACTCATCTCTGGATTTTTCACCTGTTGCAGCACCAAAAAGTCCAGCTATGCCTATGCCCGCAAGTGCAAGGGCGGCCGACCTCGGATCTTTCGCACTTCCTGCTGCCAATCCCGTAGCAATTGCCATCAAAATCTTTCCTTTATTAGATTGGAAAAATTCATTGAATAGAAAAGAAAAAACCTTTCCCATATTACTGAAAGTGTCTGCCAGAGTTTTATAAGCGGCTTGTGTGTAAACCAATACTATATCAGAAACTTTGGCTATGGTTTTACCGACCATGTTTATCTGCTCATTGAAATTTTCTTTGACCCAATCCAAACTTTCGGAAAATTTTGCTGTTCCGAAAATATTATCCAATTTTTCAGCTAGTTGCTGTGTGAATGATTTATCTGAATTTGGGTCCATTCCTATAGCTTGAACTATACGATCTTTTATTGCACCGAAGTCCACAGTCTTAGCAAGTTCTTTGACAACGTAAGCTGCTCCCGCAAGGCCTATAATACCTAGTATTGGTGAAATTGCAAGAACACCTCGTAGCGCACCGAGAATACCTGAACCCACTCCACCCATAACACCCATAACTCCACTAACTAAACTTCCTAGATACGATGTTTTTCCGCTTGATGAACTTGATGGTGCATCAGGTTTAGTTGTGTCACGTTTATTCAAGCTCGCTTTACTGGATAAGATACTGTCGCGGCGCTTGGCAGAAAAAAACAGTGCGTCAGCATTCTTTGATGATTTTCCCGCAACAGATTTTGTCAGTGTGATAATATTTTGACGCATGATGTTCATGTCTCGCGCCATATAATTCATGTTCATTGTATTTTTAGCGATGACTGCTAACAGCGTTTCTTGTTTAGCCATAGATGACGCTAACTCATTGACGATGGTCGCGCCCGCATCGCCACCCGTTGTTAATTTTGATGCTGATGATCCAGTTGCGGAATATCCTTTACCGAATATTTTTTGACCAGTTGATGAAATGAATCCTGATCCACCGAATAACATGTTGCGAACGTCAAGACGCTCCCTAGTTTTTCCTAGTGCAGCGGATCCCATAGAACTCAATATTCCACCACCTCTAAGCTCTTTTTTGTATATTTCTGTGAATCTGGTATTCATTATCGTGATTTTCTTGCTAGGTTTTGTTGTTTTATCTTCTCATTTTCTTCATCAATATGTTGGAGAAGCATCGTGACATACACATTTCTTTCCCATGGCATCATGTTATTCAAATCTGTCAAATTATATTTGTGGTGTTGCATGAGTGCAAAGTTGGTTTGAAAGTGATTGCTCAGATTATCATAACGAATAATTATGCGAAAAAACTTTGGATTCCTTCAAGCACCAAATCTTCCTCATGTCCACACTTTGAGCACTTGAATTGTACAGTTTTTCTCAATTTTGGAATGTTATCAAAAAATTCTTGGATTCGCGCAAATTGCTCCTTTGTGAAGCTGTCAATGAAATCAATCAACTCCTGTTCAGTCAGGTCTTTTGCGTAATATACATTATCCTGATCATACACATAGTCAATTGAATTGATGATAGTTTTGATTACCATATCAACCGGACTGACATTTTCTATTTCCGAAAGTGTATTAATATTTTTGAAAGTTGGATATTTCAACATAACACCCAATTTTGGAGTCAATTCAATTTTCGTTTCTGAGTTTGTGATATCAGGCTCAACTTCCAGTGCGTTGAAACTCAGTTTAACGAGATTGTTACATTTGGTTTTGTTGTCCTCATCTCCAATTGTGTTATTACATTTGTATTGCATGTCAACCATCTCTCCGACAGATCGCGCTCTAATATGCATGAACAAATATTCAAAATCTAAGATTGGTAACGAGTCTACGTCTATATTGTCTTGAAGACAATTAGTCAAAATTTGTTTAATTGCCAACACGATAGAGTTTCCATCATCACTCTCGGCAGCCATCAACAATATCTTCTCTTCTTTTACCAAGAATGGTCTAAATCTAACTTTCTTTTTTAGTAATGGCAAAGTAATTTCATACAGTGGCACATCAAGTTTAGGTAACATAGTATCTCCAAATAATCAAAAAATTCTTCTTATCGCTTCCGCTGTTCCGCGGACCTGTGTGTTCAATACTGCGGATATAGGTACTCCACTGATGCCTGAACCTAGCAGCGCAGCAGTTGCGGCCGCCAAATCGTAAGCTCCTTCGTATATAGTGTTGTGTTTTGTATACGAGAACTGTATGGTAAGTTTATGAAATCCATCATCACCCCAACTCACGGGTTGTGCAGTGATAGCTTTAGGAAATGCATCAATCAATTCAACCGCATATATTTGCTTAATGAAATCATCATACTGCACAATCTTGATGTTTGTTGTGAATCGTGTTTTTTCACCCTGTGAAAAACGTGCATTATGTGTGTCATTTGGAACCATCGCTTCCATCCACTTATCAAACAACTTTCTCTCATAAAACTCATTTGTGCATAAAAAAGTTAAATTTGTATCCTCATATTGAGCTAAAAATGGAATTGCTGGTTGAGGACCATATCCACGTAGCATTTCCGTTTGCATGGTTTTTCCCGGCAACTCGGCTGATTCACACTGTAGTGCAAGATAGCGAGAAATTGTAGGATTATATGAACGACTGTTTGATGCGCCCTGCACTCTGGTTGTAATATCAGAGAACACCGAGTTTGGAAAATTCAACAGTTGCTCAATCAAGCCGGTCTCAATGTAGTTTCCGATATATTGTGGAATAGGAAGAATAACCTGAAATCTGTTTGGTCGAGCAAGACCGTCTTTGGCCTGTATGTTTGATAGGAATAGCTGTGGTAAAAATGACATTACATTTTCTTTCGTGAGTCTGCCCAGACTTTATTTTTATTTGCTTTTTCGAACTGTTCAACTGGCAGCAACGCAGCGATATCCCACTCATTTGCTGGAATTTCCACAAATTGTCCTTGAACATGACTTCCTAGATATCGTTTGATACATGGACTAGCCTCATACAAACGACTGAATGATGATAACGTCTGGTATGACAATTTCAATCTTGTTCTATCATCAAATCGTTTATCTGTCGCCAATTCTGACAATTTATCTAATAGAATGATACGCTGCTTTGGGTGAATGTAGTGTAAATTCAGCCCTAAAAAACCGTCTGGGTATAGTTCAATTGGAAAAACCAAGGGGAACCTGTCGTAATATGGCAGCTTATCTTTCGTTTTAGGATCATAGTAGAAGAAGTACAGTTTACCAACGAGACTCTTTGCGGTGTTTCTTTCCGCAGATTTCGCTAGTTTATTTGGTGTTGCTCGCAAATCACCAATCTTGGATTGCAACCAAGTCCTAGCTTGCTGAGATCGTGCTTTGTAGCCCGTCTTTGCTAATTGTGCGTTTATTCTGTCTAGTAGATATGCCATGGTCTATTTATTCACGAAATACCTAATTCTTTTTCCGTCAGTATCTGAAATTTCCATCCGTGTGTATGGCAGAATTCGTCCGCGGCTTTCCACTTCATTTGATTTATAGCGTATGTTGCTGCTTCCTGAAGAAATCGCCTGGTTTTCTTTTTCTGAACAGGACGTTGTGTTTGTGCAAATGGCTTGACCTCAATCACATGAGTCATGACTGTTCCGTCTTTTCTTTGCACCTTTATAATGAAGTCAGGAAAGTATCGGTGTCTTTTACCATCAACTGGCGACACATATGGAATAGCCAACTCCTCAGATGACCACCAAATGATATCTGGATGATCATCAAACCATTTCATACATCGCAATTCCCAGGAAGATCGATATATGATATTCTCTGAGTTACCATTGTATTTTTTAGGATTCTGTGGGGTGAATCGACCCTTATAAGTATTCTTACCGTAGGACATATAAATATGTAGTCAAACTATAGGATAAACATGGCACTTTTCAATCTAACTGATATCGCATACAAAAAGTTGCAAACGGATAATAGATCGTTTGCTGGCTTCTCTAATGGCCTGAGTAATTACAATCCAAACTTAATGAGATATCCGTCCGACCTTGGCAACACGGACAAAGGTCATTACATGTTGATTCATGTAAACGCTCAAGACAAAACAGCTTATCCGGTCAATGCCGCACCCGATCCTAGATCACAAATACAGAAAAATCGTGAGGGACTTCGCGCACGAACAGGAGCAGTAAATATTGGCGGCGGTGCAAAAACCATCATTGATTCACTGAAATCACTCACTGGCGGTCTCTCAGCACCGACAGGTCCAATTGAAGGATCATCTGACACTGAAATGAGTTTGATCGGATATGGCTCTACGGGTGGGCTTCTGCAGGCAGCACAAACCACATTCAATAAAACAATTGGAACACTGGATGACGCCAAGTTTTTGAGGACTACGACACGAACGATGGATACGATTGCACTATACATGCCCGATACGTTAGCATTTACCGATAATCAATACTATTCAAAACTAGAACTAGGTAAAGAAAATGCAGCCAAAGCCGCAGCTGGAGTTTCAATTTTGAGTGATTCAATAACAGGAAAAGAATTTGATCCTAGTAAATTGGGTAAAAATGCAACTCCATTTTTGGGAGCAATCGCAGCAAAATTGTCTAGTGGTATATTGGGAGAAAGCTCCGCAACTGCACTTTTCGCATCAGCGTTTGGATTAGTCAAGAATCCGCAGTTGGAATTGCTATACACATCTCCTGATTTTAGGCAGTTCGCTTTTGAATTCATGTTCTATCCTCGTAGTGAGAAAGAAGCTAACGAAGTTCAATCAATTATACAAAGACTAAGATTCCATCAAGCCCCTGAAATATTATCGGGTAGTGGAGGTTACTTCATGGTGCCGCCGTCTGAATTTGATATAGAATTTCACTATAATGGTGAAGTGAATCCAAACATTCCTGCGATATCAACATGTGCATTGACTTCAATTAGTGTGGACTATGCGCCTAATGGATTCAGAGCGTATGAAGTTCCTGGTGAAAATAAACCGATACTAGGATCAACGGGTATGCCTGTTGGTATACGAGTGAATCTAACTTTCCAAGAATTGGAAATTATGACAAAATTCAACTATGAAAATAAAACAAATCGTGGGAAAGTATAATGGCTAAGTATTTTTCATATTTTCCAAAAACAGTTTATAATCTAGGTGATCCCAAAGCACTAGACACGATAACGAATCTGACAACAACATTTTCATTGGACGAGAGTACATTGAATAATACTATTCTGTACTATGAATACACAGTTCCTGAGGGTGAAACGCCGGAGATTATCGCTCATAAATTTTATGGCGATGTTGAACAACACTGGTTGATTATGAAAATGAATAACATCGTTGATCCTAAATCTGATTGGCCAATGGACACAAGATCATTCGCATCATACATTGAAGGAAAATATGCAAACAATGGTATATCTCAAAGCACAACAGGATACGTGTGGGCCAAGTCAAATAATCATTCGTACTACAAAATTGAAACACGAACATTGACACTCACGGGTGAAAAGACCGTAGATAAGATTGAAATTGATGCGAACACATACACGAACGTCCAAACGTCTACGTCAACATACACACTTGCTGATGGATACCAATTACGTGTGGATATAGACAAGACTGTTCTTTCATACTATGATTATGAGTTGGAATTGAACGATGATAAACGAAACATTAAGATCATGAAGCCTGAATATGTTTCAACAATACAAGATGAATTTGTAAGGGTTATGAGTAATGGCTGATAATAATATCACACAGAGTTCGCAGTATGTAATCAGTAAGCTGGAAATAATTTCAAAATTAGGTCCTATAGACATTACGGACATGTTTGAGGAACTAAACATATTTGATAGCATCTTCAATCCAGCAATGACTGGCACAATTTTGATCAATGATGCATTTGGATTATCCAATAGGCTGTCATTTGATGGTTCCGAAATTCTTCTTATTGATATGGGCAAAACATCGGATGCTGCACGAATCAATAAGTCGTTTCGCATCTATAAGCAAAGCTCAAGAAAGTCTGTGAATCTGAACTCGGAGGCATATCTTCTCCATTTCGTTTCGGATGAATTTATTCTATCACAGCAGATTAGAATATCACAAGCATTCAAAGACACTTATGCAAACATCACTAAAAAAATACTGAACAATTATCTAGGAGTTACGGATAAAGAGATTGCTCTTCTTGAAGTCTCCGACGGGATTAGAAGTGTTGTGATTCCAAACAAGACGCCGTTTGAGGCCATAGATTTTTGTACGAAACGAGCAGTCAATGATAAAATGTCGCCCACTTTCTTGTTTTTTGAAAACAAACTAGGGTATAATTTCGTAACAACATCCACTCTATTAGCTAGACCTGTGATTCATAATATAAATTTTCAGCCAAAGAATTTATTTGATCCTAGTGGTGAACTTATGGGTGCGATGCACTATGAAGTTGTTACCCAGTTTGACATGAATAAAAACATTAGAGCTGGTGTCTATGCGGGAACATTCACTGGTTTTGATATCAACACCAGAACAGTTGCAAATAAGATCGTTGATTTTGACTCACTGTACAAGAAATCAAATCATGCAAATAAAACAGCAAACATAGGATCAATAACAAACAAGCAGGGATTCAAAAATACTGAGATGTTTGGTTCAAAGAAGATTTTATATCC